GTCAAATGTAGGTATCATTTATAGAACGCCACAAACCGGTACAGAAGAATTGGCGATCGCGTTTACGAGAAGCAGTCTCATAGAAAATGATATAAATCCGGACACTTCGAATGTCATCAATGTTCACGTGTATGGTAATCTTACGAGCGACTACTATTTTGGAGACGCGAGTACACTCTCCAATATTACACTTCAACAAATCAGTGATTCACCGTCCGGAAACGTCACGACGCGTTCGATGAAATTTTCGAACGTGACGACATCTATCGCGACTACGTCAAATGTTGGTGTCGGTATAGATACACCACACGCGCGTCTCGACGTTCACAACGACGTGCATACGTGGACCATTCGATTAGATCGATCCGATAACCAACCAACACCCATTCATATCCGCGAGATTGATATTTATGATATTGGTGGTCGTTCTATGCCCATCACGGCGTCGAGACAGAGTAACTTACCCGGGGATCCGGGATATCAAGCGGTCTCTAACGCGTACGATAACAACCTCACGACAATCGCTCAAACCGCGGGCACGGCTGATGATTTCTTAGAGTTTGACGTCGTTTCACAAGTCCCACCGGGTTTCATTAAAATATACAACGTTCAGGGTGTTCTTAAGGGTGACCTAACTGGGTGCGCCATCATAATTAAGGATGAAAACGCGACCGAATACTTTAACAGACCGATCCCCGAATTATTTGAAGAAAAGGAATTCATAGTAAATCCAAGTAATCATTACCAACCGGTGATTCATGCATATGGTCAAACACTCGCCAATCTCATTACGAGTAATGTCATCACCGCGACCGGTCGTATGGGTGTTAATGGGAACAAGGGTGTCGCAGTGAACGGGGATCCGTCGTATGTTGAATATTCGCAATTTCATATCACGAGCGAAGACGGAGGTCTTTCGGGGCGGATGGGTGTCGATCAAACCGTCGGTTCGAACGGGTCCATATTTATTCAGGGTTCTAACAATTTCAATACGGATAACGTGAATCTTCTTTTACTTCCGAAGAATGGTAATGTTGGTGTGGGGACACTCGTTCCTCAGGAACGACTCGACGTTGACGGAAATGTGTTTGTGAATGGACGGGTCACATTTGGGTCTGCCGCGAGACAAACTATTGACATATACTCGAACACGTATGGCATTGGTATGCAAACGGATGCACAATACTACCGCTCACCGTCGAGTTTTGCGTGGTTCAAGGGTGGTTCACACAATACTTCCAAGTTTAATGCCGGTCAAAATGGGAGTGTGTCCATGGTGATAGATCAAAATGCTAAAGTTGGTATTAATACATCATCCCCGGAGAGTCAATTGCACGTGAACGGTGATATCCGAATTCAAGATGAACATCCAACCTTTAGATTTATAGATACAAATAATAACCAAAATGCATTCATCCAAGTGAATAGCGAATTCATGTATTTCGGGAACGCGTTTACTGACGGTAACGAATCAAACATCATGTCGATTAACCTGACAACTTCGAACGTCGGTATAGGGACGACAGACGTAGATTCAAAACTCATCATCGTATCCGGACCGTCGACGCAGGGTAGCCTCACGCGCGCGTTAAAAATTAAACGCGCGTACGCGAGTACACAACCCGAATTGAATAATGTTGAAATGACACTCACACCCAATTACAAGAATCGAGAATACGCATACGCCAAAATTCGATCATTTTGCCACGAAGAAATCATTGGAAGTCCAAACAAAGATCGAGGCGCTTTACAACTCATCGTCGGTTCTAATGAAAATGTGAACGGAATTCCAGCTTTAACAGTTCTCAACAAGAACACTACAAACTACGTCGGTATCGGTGTCACGCAACCAACAGCCAATTTGGATGTCGGTGGTGACATGAAAGTCGCCACGGATATTACATTTCCGGCGACGACTCGTCAGAAGATTAGTTTCTATAATCCGGGCTACGGTATAGGTGTGCAAACGAACACACAATATTTCAGAACTCCGGGTAATTTTGCGTGGTACAGAGGTGGGTCTCACTCCGACGCGGAATTAAGTCTTAACGGTGCGGTACCACTCATGGTCATGACAGCCGCCGGTCAATTAGGTATAGGTACGACACAACCAACGACCGGGTATGAACTCGATCTCGTCGGTGATGCGCGTGTCCGTGGTCACATGCACATTGACGCGAGTGATGCATTGGTTAATATATCGGGTGTGAATCCGACTAATTATTCAAATACGTACATATCGTTCGGCCACGGTGGATCCGTGAATGATTGGGCGTACTTAAGACAAATAGGTACCGAGGATGCTATCAAATTTGCACTGGATTTCCACGATAACGCAAATGACGCTGGATTTATAATTCGCGATGTAAATTCTTCGGGTCAAGATCCGGATGTAATCACGGATCGATTTGAAGTGAAGCGGGGTGGTGATACATTCATAAACGGAAACACCGGTATCGGAACGCAGCCGAATACGAACCGTCTCGCGGTAAATGGTAGTATTGAAGTCGGGACATCCGGTATAGTAAATTTCAAGAATTCTTCGGGTGAAAAGATTCGTTTATATAATGCGGGTGCAGACACGGTAAATTTCAGTGTGTCCCAATTACCAAATGAATTGCGATATAATGTCCCGACCGGATACAATCACGTGTTCAGAATTAACAACAACGAAAAGTTTAGAATCAATGAAACCGGTGATTTTAACGTGAGTGGTAACGTGTATGTGGGGCAAAACGACAGTGGACTTGGACCCAAGTCTATTTACTTCGGTGGTACTCTCGGTGATAATGGATACGCGAACACTGTGATTGAAAATAGAGTGTTTGATCAAGCGAATACAGCGTCAGAACTCTTATTGTTCAAGGGGAACGATACAAAGGATCGCATCCGTCTTCGCGCGGGTGAAATCGTGATCGACACAAAGGCGACCGGAGCTTCGAGAACATCAGATTCACCCTCCGTGACAATCAAGAATAGTGGATACGTGGGGATCGGCACGACAACGCCATCCGAACAACTGCACATGACCGGGTCACTGCGCATCGGTGATACACGCATGCGTTACACATCGGCAGATGGACTGGTCTTCGACAGAGCCGGAGCTACAAACAGATTACTCTCCGATGGATACGTGTGTACGGGAACCACAAATAAACTTTTAACCACGGGTTTGACTGCGACATCGGCGATTATAAACGGTAATAGCGTCGCGACCGGAAACGTTGGTATAGGGACAAATGCCACCTTCCCGAATACAACTTTACACGTGAACGGCAATGCGCGAATCGAAGGTAATATTCGCCAAAGACCGTTCATCGTGTCTATCGGTGAGGGTGCTGGTGAAACTGACCAATCGGCGTACGGTGTCGCCGTCGGTTACAGAACAGGACGAATTGGACAAAATAATACAGCCGTCGCACTCGGTACAAATGCGGGTTATCAAGGACAACGAGAAGCAGCTTTGGCGCTTGGTTATCTCTCAGGTGAGATCAATCAGGGTCTCAACGCCGTGGCCATTGGTTTTAAGGCTGGTCAAACGAACCAACACAACGATACGCTCGTTATAAACGCTAGAACAACACCACTCAATACGACACGAGCGAACGCGACATTCATTCGTCCGATACGTGCGGCGACCGCGGCGTCTAATATCATCGCGTACACACCCGAAGGTGAACTCATCGATGTGACGACCATGAATTTCAACAGTGGTGGTAATTTATCAACACCCGCCGCGATCACAGCTGCCGCGTATTATGGGGATGCGGGTTTCTTGTCGAACATCGGTGGTAACTTTACGAATAGTATTCTATTCTCAAACGTCGAGGTGGGTTTTAGATCAGTGAAGTCCAATTACGGTATATCAAACACAGCGCCCATACATACACTCGACGTCGGTGCAAATGTCGTGATACAAGACACGGGATCAAACGTACTCACCGTCCGTGGGAACGTTCTGGCGAGTAAGATCACACTCGGAACCGTATCGATAACCCCAGCGCACACACTTCAACAGGTCACGACTATAGGAAATACAGCCTCAACGACCATACAACTTACGAATATCACAAATTCCCTCGTCACGAGTGGACGTGTCGGTATTAAAACGTCGTCTCCTACCTTTGATCTCGAGGTGATTGGAACTGCGGCAAAAACCGGTGGTGGAAGTTGGTCATCGACTTCAGACCGTCGTCTCAAAGAAAATATAATAAATGCCGATCTCGATCAGTGTTATGACACCATACAACACATACCACTCAGACGTTTCAAATGGAAAGATGATATCGCTGAATTTAGTGAAAATCAAAAAGATAAAAACGTACTCGGGTGGATTGCTCAGGAAGTCGAAGAAGTCATGCCAAAATCAATCGAAATCATCGATGAAAAATATGGCATTCAAGATCTTAAATTCTTAAATCCAGATCAAATATACGCGACGATGTATGGTGCACTTCAGAAAGCCATACAGAAGATAGAGCATCTAGAGTCGGAGCTTAAAAAAATAAAATGCTAATATAATATAAAATGTCTGGTGGAATTGCTCAGCTCGTGGCTGTGGGTGCCCAAGATGCGCATCTTGTTGGCCAACCCGAAGTGTCCTTCTTCCGCTCTAATTACCGTCGTCACACGAATTTCTCTCAAACGACTGAACGTCAAGTCATCCAGGGTAACGTGTCTAACAACGGTATGTCTACCGTTCGTTTCGAACGCAAAGGTGATCTCCTCAACTACGTCTACTTCATGCCGATCAAGGGTGACGGCACACAAGCGAACACGGTCGCTGACTGGACCACCGCTATTTCCAAGGTCGAACTCTTGATCGGTGGTCAAGTGATCGATGAACAAGATTCGACCTTCACAACGCACATCGCACCGGAACTTCTCGCGACTAATCAATCTCGATCCGTCGCGGGTGGTTTGTACAGAGGTGGTGCTAGCGAACAGTTTTACCCGCTTCGCTTCTTTTTCTGCGAAAACTGGCAATCCGCGCTTCCGTTGATCTCTCTCCAATATCACGATGTTGAATTGCGAATCACGTGGGGTCCGAGTGCCGCGATCCACAAGTGGGAGTGTTACACGAACTACGTGTATTTGGATACCGATGAACGCACGGTCTTTGCCAGCAAGCCGCAAAACCTCTTGATCACACAGGTCCAAAATGCGGTCGCCTCCCAGGGCAAGATTCAAGAACTCAACTTCAATCACCCGATCAAATTCCTCGCGAGTAACACCCAAACCGGTGGTCTCATGACCGCCACGAACAAGGTGAAGCTCCAAATTAACGGTACCGATGTCACCGACTTCAAATTTGCGTCCCCCAACTTCTCGGCTGTGTCTTCCTACTACCACGTGCCGTTTTCCACTGGTAACAAGACGTCGTCTCTTTTCATTTACCCCTTCTGCCTCGAAACATCGAAGCTTCAACCCACAGGTTCGCTCAACTTCTCGCGCCTCGACTCGGCGAGAATCGTCAGCACGGAGAATAACTCCTTGGATAAGATTTACGCGGTCAACTACAACGTGCTCCGCATTGAAAATGGTATGGGTGGTCTCATGTACTCGAATTAAATCACGGGTATTAGTATAATATGTTTTGGACTGTTATAGTCTTATTAGCCATCGTTTTTGTGCTCACTTACGATCCAAAATCCAGGACACTGGAAAAATTGGTGGATTCTAAGCAAGTACCGACGACAATAGAAACCGGAAAACATTGCGAAGATGCACACTATAATGCCGTGCAATTCGGAGAAGCGGCGTATGAATGTAGTGCGGCAAACCGTGTGAAAATGGGTGCGATTATAGGTGCTTAAAAAACTACAGCATCATTTTAATACAATAATGTTTTCATACGATCGTGAAACCATGCTAATCGCCGCGGTTATCGTGTGTGTTTTGGGAAGTCTGTATCTTTACAGAGAAGTCAGGAATGCGAAACAAGAAATCACGGATGTGAAGATTCAATCTGGTCAAATTGCACAGTACGTGAGTGGATTGTCTTATTACGAGGACGAGGACGAGGACGGAGAAGGAGAGGGGGAAGAAGAGGTTAAAGTCGAAGAAAAATCGGGGGATTCGGGCGATTTGTCGGCGAAATAAACATATCCATTAATTGTAACTTGCTAATGAGCAATGAAAAAATACAAAGCGATTGCGATTCCAGTAACGTTTGCGGAAGGAAAGCCGAGGTTTTTGACGGTGAGAGATCGTCGATTTAAGGAGTGGATATTTGTCACAGGCGGGTGTAGACGACGAGAAATATTTAATCCATTACGTTGTGCTCTTCGCGAACTTGAAGAAGAGACGAGGGGTATAGTATCACTCAAAAAGGGTGAATATACCGAATTTAAATTTACAGTTAAAGAAAGTCCGACGATCGACCTCATATATAACGTATATGTATTCTTTGTCGACTATAAAAGAAACGAACAGCATTCGCTCGTAAAGAGATTTTACGAAGAAAAGATGAAGACACAGTTAAAAAAGCAAAATAAACAACCCATAAAGAAGACGTACGACGAAAATGACTACATGAGTTTCGATACACTCGAAGAATTTAACAATCGTAAACGTTGGAATAG